CCGTTGATGAGGCCGGTGCCGGGGTTGTAGGTGCCGCAGTAACGCAGGTTGCGGTTGAACAGAGTGCTGGCCCCTGTCTTCATCCAGCTGTTGCCGTTCCACACCGACACTTGGCCAGTGCTCTCCTGCAACCAGAGCATCCCGATGGGATGGGCGTTCACCCCAGCAGAGGGCACCGCTTCTTGGATGTAGGCGGTGGCGTAGTCAGCCAGCTTCTGCTGCGTGATGCTCCGATCTGAGATGCGGGCACCCGAGAAGAAGCCGCTGGTGATCTTGTCCGCCGGCAGATCCGGGATGTCGGCTGCCAGTAGGGGCGCCGTTGAGGTGACGTGCCCGTTGGCGTCGTAAGTGACCTTGACCCCAGTGCCAGCGGTCAGGTTGTTGCTGTGGTTCAGCTGGCCGGTGCCGTCCACGGTCAGGCTGCTGCCGGGACGGACAACGCCGACGGCCGCCACCGTTGCGATCGGCAGGTCTGTTGGGGCAATAGGCGCACCAGCGGTCACAAGGCCATTGGCCGTGTAACGCACCAAGTGGCCAACAGTCGGGCTGGCGGTGACGCTGTTGTCGATCCTGATGCGATCGCCCGTCAGGGCCAGGCCGTCGCCGTTGACCAGCACGGCGCCGCGAGTTGTGCTGGTGGCAGCAGGCAGATCGAGGCCGGTGATTACGCGGGCGGTAACAGCACCACCCGCTCCACTGGGGCCTGCCAAGAACTGCGCACCCGCAGTGGTAGCGGCAGGCTCAATGGCCAGCGTCACCTGATCGCCGGCCTGGGTCACCGTCGAGCGGATCACGCCGGTGGTGTCCGCCAAGATCGCGTTGATCGAACCCGCAGCCTTCAGTTGCTGCCAGGTGCCACCGTCCCAGATCGTGACGTTGCCGGTGCTGCTGTTGAACGCCAGCTGGCCGATGTAACTGCCCTTTGCTGGTGCGGCGGTCCCGACGACGGCCGTGCTGTTGTCGCCCAGCTTGGGAGCCGTTACGGACTTATCTGCGAGTTGCGCCGTTCCGACCGCACCCGTAGGAAGCGTGAAGTTGAACTTGGTGGACGGAATCGAGCCGTCGTCGATCAGCGCAACGCCGTGTTGAATCAGATCCTTGACGGTGATCTTCTTCGTCTCGCTCGCGCTGAGATCGGCGAGCGGCAATGGGTCGGTCGCCTGCAGTGAGGTGCCGGCCAACGCCGGCAAATTGGATACCTCCAGATCAGGCATGACGGCAATACGGCGACCAGTAACTCCAATCTATTGGGGCTACTCCTCTTCCAACAGCAACCGGCTACCGTCCTCCTGCAGAAGGAGCGCACCGTCTTCCTGCAGTAGGTAGGACGGCGGGATACCCATCTTCAAGCAGATCGGGCCGGTGGTGATGAAGTCGATCGAGGTCTGAATCGGCCTCGCCGGCTCAAAGGTCATCCCCACGTTGGTGACAACACACTCCGCCTCCCACCAGATGTGATCGTCAGCGGATGCCGTATCTAATTGTCCCGAAGTGGGGGCAGCCTTGCTGTTCTTGATGAAAAAGCGACCCAGAAATTCGGAGCCCAACTGGCAGCGCAACACCAGCTGCGCCATGTAGTGCGGCAGTTCAACGTTGCGCCCGCCCTCGTCGCAAACGCTGGTCTCGTAGTTCCAGAAGCAACGCAGGCTTCCCTGACCGCTCATCAACCCATTGGTATAGAAGCGGCGGTGCTCCTCGCCCAGCACCGTCAGATCTGCAGCTTCGCGGTTGGTGGTCAAGCTCCAGTCGGTGATGCCCGCCACGCAGCGGTACTGCCGACTCACACAGCGCACCGTAATTTCTTGAGGTCCGCTGGGTAGCTCCAGCGCCACTGCGTTCTTCATCTCCCCGTTGATCGCCTCTCGGAAGCTGCGGTACAGGCGCACACCCCCCGCGTCATCAATGTGGGCGTACCAGAGCCCGTCGGGGTAGGGGTGCCCTGCCACCAGCTCCAGGTTGCCGCCGTCGGTGCGCGCAATCTCCAGCTGGTCGCCGTTGATGATTGCGGTGGGCGGGAAGTCAAAGCTGAATCGCTTCTTCGCCACGTCCACGTCATCCGGGAACACCTTGCCGTTGATCGGCACGTTCTCGCTGTGACGCTTCAGCTCGACGTGGCCGCTCTCACCCAAGTAGACGCCAGCCATCAGAGATCCACCTGCTTCGGTGCGCCGATGGACTCCCACGCCACCTGGGCAGAGAGCACCTCTCCCACGGACATCCGCATCTCAACGCTGGTGAGGTACGCCTCGACCTCGACAAACTTGCCGACGCTGGTGCCATCGCTGATCTGGAGGCGCAGCGTCACCTTCTCCGCTTCGCTGGCTTGGCCCGGCTGTTGCCCCGCCAGCCGATCCTTCACCAACTTGTCCAGCAGAACCGCCGCATCGTTGCGACCGGTCTCGCCTGGATCCAGCGCGTAATAGAAGAGGGAGCAGCTGCCGGTGGTTGAGCGGACCCCGGGCGTGCTGGTGCGGTCGGTGTCTCCCAGGCTGGTGGTGTCCAGCAAGCCGAGGCTGGATGTGTAGCTCCAGTCGCGCACGCGAGCAGCACGCTGACCGTCGATCAGGAGCTGGCCCTGAGTGCCGGAGAAGAACATCAAACCACCCCGATAAGCGTTACAGCCACGGTACTAACGCCTGGCCGGATGGATTTGACCTCTGGCGGCCCCTCATAGCGGAATTGCATTTGCGTCGCTGCAGGGATGTAGCTCGCGGCATTCCAGCCCGTAAGGGCCTCAGCGGGAAGAGCAAACGTCTTGTAGGTGCCGTAGGTCGAGTCGTAGTGATCCAGAAACTGCTTGGCGAGGGAGTCACCAATGTTCTGATATTCCAAGGAGAGAACAGCGTTATGGCGTTTGTCGCCATAACGGATTCGCACCTCAGAACCTGAGACGGCGTTGAACTGCTTGGTGGCCCAGTCGCCGGGAACGTAGTTCCGTGCCGATGGGCGAAGAGTGGGATAGGCCATCAGAAGTCGTAGGTGAAGGCTGACTCGTTCATCGTCAGCTTGGCCACCGTGCTGGCGTCGCCTTGGCTCGGCACCGACACGGCGGAAACCTCTACAAGCCCATCCTCATCCAACGTTATCTGCTCCACTTGGTAGATGCCAGGTTGCGCAGTGACGTTCAGCAGGCTTGCCACACCGCCGCGGTACTCCTGCTCCTGCACCACATTGCCGGTGATGGTGAGCTTCACAGACTCAACATCCTCCGCTCCAGGCTTATAGATGTAGGCGTCATAAACGCCATCAGCGATTGGATCGAGCGCTGTGATCTTGCCTTCTTCGTGGATGGTGATGTTGCGACCGGCCTGGAACTCAATCTCTTCCAGCACCACCTTGATGTAACTACCGGGCTCAATGCCCAGTGCATTTGGCACTGTCTTGAAGCTGATGGTGTGATCGACATGCCTCCGCGAAGCCAGGATGAACCGAGCGGTTAGCAGCGCCTGGGCGCGGTTGTCGCAGAACGCTGTCAGGTCAAGTTCTTCGATCGTTGGTGGGGTAGGACGATCAGCGAACGACACCACCGCCGAATCTTCATCGGGCAGCTCATAGGGTCGCATCACGCGCCAGCGCACGGCTAGTGCCACATCACGCCGGGCCTCATTGTCGAGGTAGCTCAACTTGAAGCTGCCCTCCATGATGTTGCCGGCGCTGAACAGCTGCGCCACTGCAATCGCTCCAGTGTGGATGGCGCCGCTGCTGTCGTAGGGCAGTGAAGGCATCAAGCCGAACACGCCGTTCTTGATCGTGAAGGCGCAAAGGGACAGCTGCGCCATGCGGTTGACGAAGCTGCGGAAGTTCTCCTGCGTATCAACAACACCGTTCCAGAAGATCTTGTTCTGAAGCAAGAAGCGGCCGGTGGTGACAAAGCTCTGCCGATCCACCAGCTCTGGTGCCACAATCTGACCGACGCCTTGCTTCTTGTTGGTGATCAGGTAGTAGATCAGATCACTGAACAGGTTGGAAGGTCCAAAGGTGTTGGCTTCTAGGCGCTCAACGGGGATACCCTCGTCCACCCAGGCCCGCACTTGCTCGACGGAGGTGAGCGTCTGGTTGGACTTGATCACCAGCCCCAACATGCTCATGTCGTCGTACTGCGGCAGGCCGTCGTATTCCGCGACGGCTTCGTTCACGTAAACGATTTCGTGTTCAGGGCCGTTGTCGCAGCTCTTCTCAAGCTCCTCATAGTGGCTGCAATCCGAGACTTGGCTTGCCTCTTCAAAGGCGCGACCGTCCTTGTCAACATCAAGCCCGCCGTCAATCACAGTGGTGGTGGTGACCGACGACACCTGCATCCCCACAGCAACCCAGGAATAACCAAGGATGCTGTACTTGTTGGTGATGTTCTGACGAAGCTCGAACTGATCGCCAACAGCCCACTGGCCTCGCGTTTCACTGCTCTCGGGAACTGCTTGGATCCAATAGTGGACGCCGGCTCCGTTGCCAGCCCAGTTCCAAGGAGTGCCAAACGTTGACTGGTGGGAAGGGCCGAAGACGGTGTTGCTAATGGCGGTCACACGGATACGCAGGTAACCGTCATCGGCGGTGCCTGTTCCACGGGGCTTGAAATGCGTTAGCTCAGCTGACCTCTGCTGACCGGGGTAGGAAGCCGCATCACCCAATAGTTGAGTTAGCCATGCGTTGATCTGCCACTGGTTGCCTCCGGTGCTGGTGGCCCAATAGAACTCAAAGATCCCGTTCGGTTTATTGGTTGAAATGATCTCCGTACTTGCATCACTGGGGTCAGTCACCATCTCAGTGTTGGGCTTGACCGCCGCGCAGGTGATCAGATCACCCACCATCGTCACCCTGAAATCGCCATAGGCAGTGTTGAAGTCTTTGCCGTGAACCGTGCCGCTCTGGGCGTTGAGACGCCAGAAGATTGCGTCTTCCCAGCTATTGATTGCAATGTCAGAGCCCACCCGCGGGATGAAACGGAACTCATAACGTCCGGCGGTGCGAGGACGAATCCGCAGGAAGTTGTACTTCGCCGTGGGCGATTGCCCCGTGACGCAAAACACTTGGTCAATTCGATCCCACTCAGGCAGCTTGTCGTTGCCGTACTGCGGGATCGGACGCACCCACACCGAGAAGCAGCTGGTGCGTGGAAAGTATTTGTTCATTACCGGAGTGCTCAGCTCCCGGTTGTTGTCATCCCGCCTCTTCAGCTGGTCAGGGTCAGGAATGCCGTTGAAGTTGCACAACCCATTGGCACGATTCCAGACGGTGCTGCGAATGCCGAACTCGATCGTGTCAACCGGGCGCACCATTCGCACTGTGGCCACGTCGTACTGCACCAGATTCCAGAACGCCGCGCCGCAGTGTTTTCGCGTGTTGAAGCCATCGCTGTTCAGCGGATAGGGAGGGTTCTTGTCCCATGTCCAAGGCCCTTCGTAACCGCCGAGATCTTCAGTTGCAGCGCGAAAACCCGCTAACCCAATCTTGTTGATGCCGGTGGTGCTCACACACCTGAGCACCACGTCAACGATCACCCCTGGCTTCCATACGCTCTCCGTTCGAGACTCAACGATCCACTGCGTAGAGCCGATCATCCAACGACTGCCAATCACCATCAGATCGTCAGCTCGCTGACGCATCGTGTTGATGCTGGAGTTGAGATCCCTGAAGTTATGACCGTACTTCTTCATATCCAGCTCGGTCGCGGGTGATGCGATTCCGAGTCCTGGATCGTCACGCAGATCCTTGAACTTGCTGTTATGAATCCTGAAGGTGACGCTATCGCCAGCGGCGACATACAGCTCGGGCACTTTGTCCTGCACCACACCGCCGTTGTGCGCGATCAGTCCCATCTGCGTGCCATACGCTCTGCCCACACCGGGCTGTCCACCTAGCGGGCGATCAGCGTTGGAGCCGGAGATCTTGCGGCGCAGTGATTTGGCGCGGCGCATGTCTTCGTCGTCTTCGCGCAGCTGCTTAGGCAGGCTCACCACCTCCCAGTTGAAGCGGTGCGCAGTGCCGTTACGGACTGGGTTGTACTGCCCAAACTTGAACTTGCTGTTCGGGTTGTAGGTCATGCAGAAGCCGCCAGCCTCGATGGCACCTTCAACCGGAGCGATGAAGGTTTCGTGCTGCGGCTCGGGGTCACCGGAGATGGGCTGACCCCTGGTGCCGGCGATCAAATCGCTGCTGGTGATCCGGTTGCTGCCTTGCTGCGACTTCCAATACAGCGCGAAGTCGTGTCTACCCATTGAGGACAGGGCGGTGGTGCCCATCCAGATCGCACGCAGCTCCGGCGCCTTGATCCCGTATTCGCCCATCGAATACAGGGCCTTGTAACGCTGGAAGTTGCCCAGCGAGTACAGGCGCGACCACACCAGCGCTGCCGCCAGCACCAAGCCACCGCTCAGGCCGCCATCGGCGCCGACGCCCATCTTTCCAAAGGGGATCGGCACCTCGTCGCCGTACTCCACCAGCGCGCCAACGCCATCGAAGCCGCTGGTCTGGTTGAAGCGGCTCGGTCCGATCTGGTTGGACAGGCGCTGCCGCCTGATCCGGTCCTGGCTTGGCAGTTCAGGCTTTGGCGCCAGCAGCGCGCTCACGGCTGACAAAGCAATGCCGATCACCAGGTTGATGATGATCGGGACAACAAAGCCAGCCTGCACATCGGGGACCAGCTCATACTCCGCCGGTCTGATCCGTGGCTTCAGCTCTGAGAACCGCATCAGCTTGCGGTAGTCCTCTTCGCTACAACCGAGAGCTTCGATCAGCTCCTTTTCATACGGTAGGAGCGGTGGATTGAAAGCACTGCCGCCGGCTTCCAATCCACTTTCATCAGGCTCTGGTTGATGTAGAGGATCCCGCCCTGCCATGCAGCTCCAAACGCTGGTGTGGGGCTTCTGAGCACCACGATGTCCCCATCGTAGGTGGGTCGTTCGATGCGCTCTGTGTAGAGATTCAGCTCGCGCAGGATCTCCTTGGCGCTCATCGAATACCACTTGCGCAGCACCCCAGGATTGCCGATCCCCAGGTGATCCAGCACGCTCACCGTGAGTGCGATGCAGTCGATCGTTTCGCCGCTGCCGTCTGCCCCCAACTCATAGCGCTTGCCCAGTAGGTGGCTACACACGGATGTTGGCGGTGATGGGGATGTTGCCCACCAGCTGACGGGTGAACTTTCGGCCAGGGATACTGCCGCGCACTGCGTTCATCACCGTGTTCAGCTGCAATTCAATAGCGGTCGTGTCCCAGCCGCCTGAGGCAATGACCCCTACATAACTATGCAGTTGTTGAATGGGAACGCTGTTGTCATCCAGCAGCATCACCCGCACGGTTCCAATCCAGCTTTCTTGCAGTGCCTCCTCCGCCCAAGCGCGGGTCAGCTTGTTAGCCGGGAACACCAGTGAGGCGTCCATGTTGTCGCCACTCAGGTTGGCGACGATCCCCGTGAACCTGAACGGAGCAAAGCTGTAGTTCACTCCCGAGTAGGTCACGCTTCCGCTGATGCGGAAGTTCTGAAACTGGTGCTTGACGCTGCTGGCGGTCTTAAGCGTCAGCAGGTGGCCGAGGTTGAGTTCCATCAGATCATTCCGAGCTTGCCGCGGGTGGTGGTGCTCATCTGCAACCGGCGAAGCGTGCGAGCCTCACCGGCTTTGCTGGCTTGGGTGACGATCCCCGGCAGTTCGCTGGCCTTGATGTAGTCGGCGTCGTTGAAGCGCAGCACCCCGCCAGTGATGTTGATGGTGGGTGCCTGTGCCGGGGTGTCGCTTGCCTCTCCGCTGGTGCCCGTTGGGTTGGCACCGTCCACCACGGCGTTGCCGCGGGCGCCGGCAGACCACCGGGCCATGGCGCCAGACATCTTGCGGCTTGGGATCACATACTCGCTGTCGCCGCCCTCGCCGACCATGGCGCGGGTTGGGCCGGTGACGAAGCCACCTTCAGCAAAGAAGCTCGGCATCGACATGGCGCCGCTGAAGCCGCCCCAAGCAGATCCACCGGATCCGCCCCATGACGCACCACCCCCACCACCAGCGGCACCGCCAAGGAAGCTGGCGGCCAGGCCGATGATCTGCATCTCGATCCACTTGGCGATCATCTGCGCCGCCATGTCGAGGAAGTGGTCGGCGATGCTCTTGAACATGTCGGACAGGGCCTGCTGCGCTGTCTTCGCACCGCTCGCCATGTCCTTGAAGGCGGTGCCGAATGCCGAGCCGATGGCGTTGGCCCCCGCAACGATCTGGTTCACCGGGTCGGTGAGTTCATTCAGCTGACCCTTGACGTTGGTGTAAGCGTCGTTGAGACGCTGGCCGGGGGACTGGGCTTGCACAGCTCCGCCTTCAGCTTGCTTGCCCTTGTCCTGGATGATGCCCTTCTGAGCCTTCAGGAGATCAAGCTGCTTCTGCAGCTCGTCGGTCCACTTGCCTTCGGCTTCCAGCTTCAGCTTGCTGGCCTCCAGAACCGAAATGGCGGTGTCCAACTGTTGAAGCTGAAGCTGGACTTGATCGCGGATCTCCAGGATCTGCTTGGCAAGATCCGGCAGCACCCCCTTGTTGATCAGCTCGGCGTACTCCCGCTGGTAGGCGGCCTGATCGCCCTGCTTCTTCAGGATTTCGTCCATCGGCGCGTTGAGCGAGTCGATGGCAGCCTGCACCGTGTTGCCCCATGCCTCGGCACGCTGCAGGTCCGTCATGGCCGCAAACTCTTTGGCCAGCGACAGGGACAGCTCGCGCGTCTTGATCAGCTTGGCGTCGAGCTGCTCCAGCGAACTCATCAGGCTGCTGACGGAGCCGACACCGGGGGCTGCAAGCCCATTGAGAGCGGCCATCGCACCGTTGGTGTCTACCCCTCGTGGAGCACCTGCCGTTGGAACAATGTTGTTGGCAGCCGCAGGTGCCCCACCACCGAGAATCTTTTGAATATCTCGCTGAAGTTGACGACTGCGGTTGAAGTCTCGCTGGCCGATCGGACCAGAACCGAACTGCGCCCAAGGAACATCAAAAGCAGTGCCGTCATAGTGACCACCATTTGCGCTGTGCTTGCCAACGGGAGTGACGCCCTTCAGCTCAGTGATGGTGTATCCGAGCTTTCCAAGCTCCGCAGCCACTCGTCGAGCAGTAGCCGCCGAATCAAAGCGGTAGTGGTCGTGGGCATTGGCCTGACCACCGTGCCCCGCAGGGTCGTAACCAGGGCGGCCGGGGTCACCATGTAGGTGGGCGGTTACGCGACCACCTGCACCACCAATCTGTCCAGCTAGAGCGTTGGTGGCGCTGAGTTGCGCAGCAGCTTGAGTTTCCAGCTGGATCGCTTCCTTCGCTTTGGCGATGCGGTAGTCGGCCGCAGCGATCTGTAGGTCGTAGATCGCACGCTCGGCGGTGAGCTTTGCTTTCTCAACATCGCGGTTGTAGTCGGCGGCTTGGCGCTGCAGGTCAGACACCTTGCGCTCCACCTCAAAGCGGTAACGCTCCGAGGCGCGGCGCAGCTCCACCATCTCCACTTGGAAGGTGCGCTCCTTCTGCTGGAGGTCTGCTTCGGCTTCCGCGCGACCTCGCACGTACTGGCGCAGCGCATCCAGCAGCCCGTTGGCCAGGTCTTGCCCCGGCTGGTTGCCGCTGACCCGACCGCCGGCCAACGCCAAGTCGGTGCGCTCGATCGCAAGCTGCTTCTTCTGCCGCTCGTTGTCGATCTCAAGGCGAGCGATCTCCTGGCGCTTGCGGAAGATTTCGTCTTCCACGCTGCGGCGGAGGTCAATACTGGCCCGCTCAAGATCAGCCGCACGCTGCCGGAAGTTGTAAACCTGATCTTCCAGGTTGCGGCGGAGGTCAATCGCTTGGTTCTCCAAGGAGATCCCCTGCCGGCGAAGCTGCTCCGCACGTTCGGCGGCAGACAACCGCGCATCGGCTGCTTTCTGTTCAGCTTCAGGATTTATCGCCCCGCCCTGCACAGATAGATTGGACTTAGCCCGGTAGCGATCAAAGATCTCTTGCTGCTTGATGCGACGCTGTTCGAGATCACCGGAAAACGCCGTTACGCCGGAGCGGTTTCGCATGATCTCGTCGGTGAACCGCTTGCGATCTGCTGGGCTAAGGCTCTTAGCAATCTCGTCGAACTGGTTGTTGCCGCTGTTCTGTCCGCTCGTAAGGCGAATAACAGCAGTAATCCAATCCAGTAGCTGAGCAAGCGGACCTGCAATGGCGGCTTGCATCTGCAGGTTCAGCTCCGCCCATGCCTTGCTCAACCGATCTGCAGAGGCGCCGAGAGCACTTAGATCGTTGACACCGCCGACGCCGATCTTCTTAATCAGCTCCCCTTGAATGACGGCGGTTGCTTTGGTGACGTTGCCGACTTCAATTAGACGGCTGACGTAATAATCCTGGCTCTTTCCAGCCAGCAGTCCGGCGTCCTTGATCTTCTGGAAGTTGGTGATGGGGTCGCGCAGGGCCTTGCCCATGTCCATCGCCGCTGCGGCGAACTGATCACCGATCTGACCGAGGGCGCTGGTGACAACACCGAACATCGGGTTGCCGCCGCCGATGATTCCCGAAAGGCCGCCACCCAATGCACCGCCGATCGTGGCGCCAGGGCCAGCACCGAACAGCAGCGGGAATGCACCGGACACCGCTGCGTTCGAGAAGTCGAAACCTTTTCCTTTCTTGGCCCCACTACCGGAGGTGCGCTGAGCCAGTCGCCTATCGAAGTCCTTCAGGGCAGCATTGTTGGCCTTCGTGCGTGCGTTGTAGACCTCATCAATCGCGTCAAGCTCCATGTTCAGAGCGTGACGGATAGTATCCAGCCGCAAGTCTTGGAACTTGTTCTCTTCTT